CAATAGGACTATCATCAACTATTGGTTCCCAAGCAATATCGTCAAAATCTTGACTTAGACATTCTGCATGAATTTCAACACCTTCAACATTATTATTGAAATATGTATCATCTTCAACAAAATAAATATCAGTTCTTTCCATATCTTTATATATAAAATAAACTCCGAGTAGAGGATGATTATCATCAACGTGTTAACTATAACAAACCCAATAAACAAAATGGATAAAAATGGCAAGCAGATGAGAATTAGCTTTAACAAGCTCAACAGCACTATCCATCCTCTACGGGGAGTCTATACTACAAACTTAACTAGCCTCAGAATCTTTATTCTTTTTATGAAGTTCAGTTTCAGTATCAATCATAATACCAATAACTCGTTGACTATCACTAGCAACATCAGCATGAGCTTTAACTAAAGCATCAATGAATAAATCATCTGTATATCTATATTCTCTACGAAGTCCACCATCAGCAGTAACTCTAAACTTATTCCATAAGAAGTCAACATAAGCACCTTTAGAATTACATATTCTTCCATCATCTTCAAGAGCATGAAGAATATTAAGAGAAGTATGACGTCTAAATGCAGCATTGAATTTAACAATACAAACTACATCAAGAATATGTTGAGGAACATTAATTCCAACAGGAATACCACGTTTATCAGTCTTAACATCTTTAAAATCATTATCTTCATTAGCTTGACTAACAACAGTAGTTTGTTCTTCCTGTTTACGAACTTTACTTTGTTTCTTCTTCCTAGCTTTATTCTTAGGCTGAATAGTTTCACTACTAACAACAGCATTAACTTGTGTATCTTCTTCAGGAACAACAAGTTTACCTTCTTGTTTAGCTTCTTCTAAACTTTCAGCCATAGTTTTCTTTCTAGGCTTAGATTGAACATTACTAGTAACATTATCAAAATTTACCATAACACTTATAAGTTTAAGATTAATATTATTATCAGTAGCAATATTACTCTACTGAACAACACGACAAATATAATAATTAAATATAATACTCCAAATATATTATAATTTATTTATACTATAATTCTAACTAATAATCAATAGCTATATTAAAATAACTAAAATCATTATAGCAATAGGAATTAACTTACCACGAGTATAATAAATATCAATAGTATCAAGAGTATCATTAGTATAAAGAGAATCAGTAATATCAAGAATATTAAGAATATCATTAATAATACCACCAGTAATATTAGCATGACTAGTATTAATAGTAATTATAATACTGATAGTATTAATAGTGCTATTATTAGCTAGAACTAATGCTATTGGTCATTATGACTAGAAGTCTTATTAGACTTGATAATACTGTTAGAGCTAGTCTTAATAACGATTGTATGATTAATCGTCATGACGAACGTCAATGAGATGATAATGATGATGCTATGACTGAAACTGATAGTGATATAACTAGAGGTTATGGAGATTATAATGAAAGGTTATAGAGAGTATAACTAGAGGTTATAATGCTGGAACTAGAGATTATGATAGTATAACGAGAAGTTATAGGAGGTATAACGAAAAGTTATAGGAGATGAGGAAAGAGAGATTGGACAGTAGGTTTAGATTGATTATTAGAAGTGTTATTAGGAGGATGAAGAGGATTAGGAAGAATACCAGCAGGACTAGTCTCTTCAGCATCACCATCTCCACACTCATCTCCACATTCACCACTACCAAACTCACCCTCATCTCCACATTCAACCTCAATTTAACCCTATTTGAACCACATCCAACTCCACCATCTCATTCTCCACGAACTCCACATTCACCACTTTCATCTCCACATACTCTTTCTCCACATTCAATACCTCTAGTCACCTCTAATTTCACCTCTATAACTTTTTATTATAAGAGTAAATCTCCATGACCAATATCACTAACAATATCATTAACAATATCAGTAATCACTAGTTCTATCTCCATTAGTTTCGTCATGACGAATATCATTAAGATTATCATCATGACGAGCTAGATTAGTAATGCTAATCCGAAGAACTTGTGAAACAAGTTCTGAAGCCTCACTAATTCCTATACTACTAGTATCACTAGTAGTATAAGTATGACTAACTCTAATTGTTAATAACTGTAATTATAACTAAATTAATATATAGCTAAATTCATGGGTAGACCCCCCGTGGAGGATGGATGATGAAATAACTAGCTAATATTCAGTAAGTTAAACATTACTACACCTGTATTTTAAACTAGCGTTATGCTATTGCAAGCTAGCTTGCTAGCATAGCTAGTTTAAAATATAGTAGGATGTTTGACATTACCAAATTTAGCTTGATTATTTTATCATTCATTAACATGGAGGTTTATCCATGACTATTAGCATTATTAATATTAGTATAGCTAAGCTCAACATCATGGGTTATTCGGTGGCTACTGTTGCAAGCAACAGCAGCCATAAGCTTACTAGCTTAACTAGTCTTACTAGTACCATCAGGCTCAATAGGAGATTCTCCACGAACTCCACTTTGAGTTAGAGCAGTATTAATACCACGAGCGATACTTTTTAATTCACCATTAATAACAATTCTAAGTTTATCAACAACGGCATGCACTTTATTAATATCATTAGCATTACCATTAGTGGTTAAATTAGTAATAGCAAGAGGAATATTAGCATCAGCTTGATAAAGTTTAGTAAGTTCAATAGAAGTAATAGAATTATCATTCTCAACTTCAATAGTAGTAATAATACGATGTACTTTCATGATGTTTAATATTAGGACAAGACTTATCAGAACTTACAGCTAGTTTATGATTGACAAGTCTTATCAGACTGTTAAGTTCGTTTGCTGCAATCTATTTAATGTTGATAATGAGCATTTCCATGTTGAACACTAGCAACAGCATCAACAAAACTATTGTTGATAACATCAGTGCTACCAACCCGAAGGTCAGTAGCACCATGTTCATTAGAATGGCAAATCGTCATCATTCATTGCAGTAGCAACAAAACTAGCCGCTTTAGCTTTAGCCTCACGCTTGGCAGCAATGGCAGCACGAGCATCCTCCATAATCTGCTTGACAAGTACATTATATGCACCAACAAGAACAGGGTCAGCAGGCTGTTCGATACCTACAATATGATATACATATCGGTCATAATCCACAACATTGTAAAGATTGTCTTTACGAGTAAATGGATTACGGTCTTGTACACCAGCAGGTACAAACTGGCAAAGAACTTTGGCAGCAACACCAGTCAGATACATACTAGCAAAGCCAGCTTCAGCAGCTTCACCAACATAGTTGACAAATCTACCGTAGAACTTGTCTTTGCGCATTACAAGCAGTATCTGATTGAATGGCATCTGAATAGCACCAAGCATACCCATTCGATGTGTACCATCAGGCATACTTTGAGCACCTTTGACAGGACTAGCAATAGTAACAAACGCATTGAGATAAGATTTGCCATTACGACCTGTACGTTCTTGACAATCAATATTAGTAATGACAGTAGTCATTACATAACTATGACCATCAGTACAGATGCGTCTAACAACATCATCAATGGTTTCCACTTGCGCAGAACTTTGGTTATCTGTATCAACAGTAGGTTGAACAGGTTGGTTAACACTCTCAGGAGCAGCAGCAGCACCTTGTGCAGCTTGTGATAAATCTTTAACGTCTGGCATGACTATTAAGTATTTAATTACGCTAATCAGTAGCATTACTGACAGTTGTTTTCGTTTCAACTGCAAAGTATTTAATGTTGATAATGAGTAGCATCATCTAGTAGAGATTAATCTCTACTAAGATAACTAACAATAGCCGATAGTATTCCAAATACAACAGCAGTAATCTGTTCATCACTAGTTGGCTCTACTTTCAATGCTAGTATGATAGCTGGCATCATCAGTATGATTGCAACTAACAACAATGGTTTGTTTGTTTTCATAATGATTGGTATTAATAGTTAGTAATGTAATGAGATGAATAATCTCAATGTATTTAATGTTGATAATGAGAGCGAGAACTTTACTTTCTCCTAGAACTTGACGGGGGTAGTCAAGACGAGTTTAATGACCCACCCCTTATACTCACTAGCCTCACCAAAACATTAATATACATTATTTTCACTCTAATTATTACCATTACTATCATTTTCACTATAACTCTCATTATAACTTTTCATTTCATTTTCATTATCGTTACCTTTATTACCTTTATCTTCATTATTTCCATTATCTTCGCCCTCATCTTTATAATTATCATCATTTTTATCATCGCATTTAACTCAGTCTTCACTAATATCTATAACTTCAGTTGCATATAAATCTTTATTAGCAATTACAATACCTTTATCAGTATCATTTTTAAATAAAACAAATTTATCAATTATAAGTCTATCTTTATCATCAAAAGTTTTTATTAATTTAGCTTCACTAATAATATTAATAAGTTTGTTAACATCACCTCTAAATATGTAAATAGGATTAACAACATAAATATTTCTAATATTAGTTCTTTTAATAATATTTTCATCTTCAAGATAAGCAATAGCGTTATAATAATCTCTATAATTAGGTTTAACTAAACCATAACCTTTA